ATGAACTTTTTAAGGATTACAATCCTACCTCAAGAGAAATAGCTGAGTATATTGCAGACTATAGAGGTTCTTATATGCCTAGAGAAATAACAGAGTCTGGTAAACCTAGAGGTAAGTTGGGTGAATATCTCTCCCATGCTGATTTAATTGACATAGCAAAATACAACCCTAATCTTTTAGATACATTTATACATGAGTTGCAGCACGGTTCTGAAAGTGCGTCTTATTCTCTTTCTGATGCTTATATTCTTAGCAGTAAAGCTAGAAACATTATGGAAGAAGAAAGGCAGAGGTTAGCAAACGACCCAGAGAATAAAAATTATGATGAGATGTATCAAGAAGGTCCTAGTAGAGGTTATTTTACAAGGATGTATAATTATTTCGCTGATCCAACCGAAACAAGTGCAAGAATACAAGTTTTAAGAAAACATCTTTCAGAAGTGGGGGTTAATATTTTTGAAGAAGACGTTACGCTGGAGGATTTAGAAAAACTAAAAAGACTAGGGACTGAGGAATCACTTGGTATAGATATAGGGACAAAATCTGGGTCTACACCTTTAGATCAGTTACGTTCTGTATACACCGATGAGGGTATTGTAAGGATGTTAAATAACATCTTTAAGAAAGGGGGTAGGATTAAAACAATAAAGAAAAGAAAATCTGGTATGAAAATTAAAAAATTCAAAAGATGAGAACTTTAAAATTTCAAAATGGAGGTAAAAATGGAGACCCCACCAAAGATAATAAATACAGCACAGACCCTATGTATAAGCTTATGGCTCTAGTTCAAAGTTCACCTGCTCCAGAAGGAACTACATATAATGTGGAAGAAGATGCAATGTACGCCCCAGATAACAGCTTTGTCTCTGAATCTTCAGAAAGAATAGATAGACAACTATTTAAAGAAACTGGTGGCGTGGCAGCTAAAGGAGAAGACCCTAATAAAGCAGTATCACCAGCTGGAGCTATGGGATTGTGGCAAATTATGCCAGCCACAAAAAAAGACTTAGAAGATAGAGGTTTTATACCTAAAGGTTTAGATCCATTTAATCCCAACGACAGCAGATTAATGCGTGATGCAAAAATTAGAGCTTTATTAAGAACAAGCTTTATATCTAATCCCCCAAAACCTATACCAGAAGTAAATAAACTTGCACGTATATATGCATCTTACAACTTAGGAGAAGGTAGAACTAGAAAGATACTAAATAAAGCTGCAGCAGATGGGGTAGATATTTATAATGATCCAAGATTATGGCTACAATATTTACCGAAAGAAACAAGAGAATATGTAGACCATATACTTTTTAAATAATACCTTATATTTGTAAAAAATAAACTATGGCTACACTTAACGTAACAATAACAGAAGAACTTACACTTAACGGTGCAGACAGAGGTTCTACAAATAGCCTCTCTGTAGCTTCTGTTACTCAGGTATATCATAGAATACTTACTCTACCTGCTAACGGAGGTTCTGGATTTACAGATACTACTATATCTAACTTTAGAACTTTAGTTACAACAGCAGACAGTGCACTTAAAGATGATGACGTTAAGTATATAAGAGTGACAAACCTTGATTCAAGTAATAGTGTAACTCTTTCTTTACAGCTCGCTGCCGACGGAGGTTCAGCCGCTAGTACAACAGCAAGCGTTCTTGTTGAAGCAGGTAAAAGCTTTATATTAGGTAAAGCTGTAGGTGTAGCTGCTGTAGATGATGACGCAGCAGGTAAAGTAACAAGCCTTGTAGATTTAGAAAGTATTATTGCTGTAAATGGTAATAACGCAACATTATCACTAGAAGTATTTATAGCAAGCTAATGAGACCAATACGTAAAGCACAAGAAGGAATGGGTCCTACAGAGGGTAATCCACCTTTAACTAATAAGCAAATTAGAGAAAACGAAAGATTCCAAAGAAGAGCAGATAAAAATAATAGGCTTCTTATGAAGTATCTAAAAAAACAAACAAGGAAAGGTGGCCCTGAAGGTGTAGAGGGATTGCTTCAAGTTCTTCAAGATCCTGAAGGATTTGAAGACTTTAAAGAGAGAAGAAAGATGATTGGGGGTGCGGCTGGTATGGCTGGTTTAGGACTCTTAGGTCAGTTAATACCTGCTATTTCAAGAATGAGAAGAAGACTTCCAGGAGGTTTTACACCTCAAGGAGCTCAAACTCAACAAACAAACCTTCTAGAGAGGTTATTCCCAGGATTATTTGGTATTGACGGATGAGGCCAATAAAGAAAAACACGAAGAAGCCACCAAGAAAAAACAGGAAACAAAAACTTCTTGATAGAGCTCAAAAAGCTCACGAAAGGGGTAGAAAAAAAGACAAGAAGGTTGTCGGTACAAGAACTATTGTTAACCCTAGATTTTTAGACCCTGTTGAAATACCTGTATTTGCAAGAGAGCAGAGGTTAAGAGATAGGGCTGAGAATATAGAAGTTGACGAAAAGACGGGTAGGATTATAAACAGAGGTGGCGGCTGGAAATTTGGTATACCAGGATTAAGAGGTTTGTTCTCACCAGACGCTAGTTGGAGGGCAGCTAGAAGAACAAAGAGAAGTAAGAAAAAAAGATGTCGAGGAGGCTGGTGTAGATAATTGAAGAAATTTTATTTTAACCCCATAAAAAAGCGTAAAGATTCAGCTATAGAGGCAGAAAAAATTAGACTAAATAAATTAAAAAATGAAACTCGAAGTAATAAGATTCAACAAAGGCGTGGATTCAACTAATGGGATTCTATTCGATATAACAGATGATAAAAGAAAATTTTTATGCTATACTCTTGAAGATGAGAGCCGTGAAGAAAAAGTTTACGGAGAAACTTGTATACCTGAAGGAGAGTATAAAATCAGCTTTAGAAGAGAAGGTGGATACCACGCCAAATACTCTAAAAGATTTGCTGATATACACATGGGGATGCTTGAAGTGTGTGATGTCCCTAATTTTAAATATATTCTTCTTCATTGTGGTAATACTGATGAGGACACTGCGGGATGCTTATTATTGGGTGATACGCAAGAAAACAACAACATCAAAAAAAACGGGTTCATCGGCAGGTCGACGCAAGCCTACACAAGGGTCTACCCAAAAATCGCCAAAGCGGTCAAAGAAGAAGAGGAAGTAACTATTACATATAGAGACTTTGCTGAGTGTTTGTTATTAACCCCTCTAGATGTAGCAGCGTTTGTCGGAGCTTCACAACCACACTAATCATGTATACATACAATATAGAAGTTCTTAGAGTTATCGATGGGGACACAATAGACGCTAGTATAGATCTAGGATTTGATGTAAAGATTAAAAAGCGTATAAGGTTTATGGGGATAAACACCCCAGAGTCTAGAACACGAGATCTAGAGGAAAAGAAACGAGGTTTAGCGGCCAAGCAAAGAGTTGCAGAACTACTAGATACAGCAACAGAAGTGCAGGTTGTATCTCACGGTGTAGGTAAGTTTGGTAGATGCCTAGGAGAAATAGATTTTGCTTGCCCAGATTCTTTAACAATGAAGAATTTAAATAAACAGCTTATAGAAGAGGGGCATGCTGTAGAGTATCACGGTGGTAAGAGATAATCACTGCAGTTGACTATATATTCTTTGAACCATAAGTCTAGCTTTTTTAGTTAAAGCGTACCTTACTCTGTAATTGTATTTAGTTTCATCTCTAAATAAATGATCCTCATATGTTTGAGATGGGGTGAGTTTATCGAAGTACTTATATAGATACCCTTTGTTTACTAGTGGATATATAATTCTGTTTTCTACATTGCCTTTATTCATCTCTAAATCCTCTGCTGCATACTTTATAGTGAAGAAAACTAACCCATACCCCCACATTAAGAATTCAGCATCAGAAAAAGATATGTCATAGTTTTTGTTTATGTTGTGCCTTATCTTCTTGATATATCGTAAATAATTTTTACCAATATCTTTCGTATCTTGTGGTAAGAATTCACGAAATAAACGTTTCTTAATTGAATTTTTAGTAGCCATGAAATTTATTTATATGTCCGAAGATAAGAGAAAACAAGCTTTTTTATTGGAAGTTCAAAGACTTTCTGTAGAATTAGAAGCTCTTATGGATATATATGGGGTAAGAGATGAAGCAACATATATATTGCTTGCAGGGCTTGTAGAGCCTCACGATAATAAAAACTTCCCTGATGATGAATTTAATAAATTTACTATGTCTTATAGCTATTTAATAGATAATTATCATATATTAGAAGAATTAATTGACTTTATTGTAAGCACATACGTAGAACCAGAAAAAGAAGAATTAGACGACAGTGATATAGATGATCTTTTAGACGGTTTGGGCGTAGAACGAGAATAAAATGGAAGGACTTATTAGAAAAATTGTTATCGGGAGAGACCCGAAAGACGCTATGGCGTACTACACAGGCATGAGGGCAGGAAACGGAAAAGTTAGTGCGATTGTTTTAGATGAAAAGCATTTACATAGATATGGTAAAAAGAGGTATTTAGTATATATAGAAAGAGAAGACGGTCAAGTCTTATGGAAATCTATAGATTCTATGCCCTGTATTATAGAATACGATTTAAACTTTTAAAATGGTTATAACAGAACTTTATACTAGGGGTGGTGAGTTTGAGTTACCTGACGGTACAAACTATATAGGTGCTTATCATGTGCATATAACTTCTGGTGCTATGGTTGGTGGTTTTCATAAGACAGAAACTCATGACCGCCTTACACCTTCAAATCAAGAAGCTAAAAATTTAATAAAAACATTTACTAATCAATTAAAATCACAGCAGAGGCTTCAAGCTAGAATGCAGGAAGAAACTACACCGTCACCTTCATCTAGTAGTGGAGGTAGTAGCGGAGGAGGCTCTGGTGGGTACTAATAAAAATGAAAACTTTTAATTTATTTGTTGTAGAGTTAGATAAAAAAATTCACGACACAATTACCACGGAAGGTGGTTTAGAGCTGTATATGGACAGCAAGTTTAATGAGTTTGAAAATAGAGTTACTGAAGGGCCTGTAGTAGCTGCTCCATTTAAGTATGACACAGGGGTAAAAAAGGGGGATACTCTTTATTTTCATCACTTAGTAGTTCTTAATAATGGGCAAGTTTTAACAGGAGAAGATGATAACTACATAGTTAGATATGACCCTGATTATACGATAAACAATCAAGCTATAGCATATAAATGTAAAAAAGATGGAGAAATTAGGCCTTTAGCTGGATGGTCTTTATTAAAACCTGTAGATGAGGAAAAAGAAGTAAAGTCTGATATTATAGAGGTGGTAGACTTAAAAGAACAGCTACCTACAAAAGGTGAAGTAGCTTTTATGTCCCCATGGATTGAAGATCTAGGATTAAAGATTGGGGATGTTGTTGGCTTTAAAAAAAATAGAGACTACAGAATAACTATAGATGGTCAAGAGTATTACCGCACTCGTGCAGAAGATTTAATGTATGTCATCGAAGAATAACTTTACAACTATAAGTGCGTCTAAAAGGCTTATGAAAAGCATGGAGCTAGCAATAGATAACATGATTGATGAGATTAAAAAACCTGTAGACCCAGAAATAAACGGGTCAGCAAGAAAAGCTGAACTACAATCTATAAAACAAACAGCAACAGACTGCAAAGAGCTTATCATAGAAAGGCAACGCCTAGAGCAAATGATTAAAGATTTAAAAGATAGCGGAGAGATAGATAATGCGAAGGATTACACTGGTGGATTTGCAGAAAGATTCTCGAAATAATGGCTTATAAAAATTCAGAAGACCAAGCCGCTTATATGAAAGAGCATTATAAGCGTAATAAAGATAAATACAAGGCAAAATCTCGTAAAAGAAATAAAGAGCAACGCAAAAGAAATAAAGATTATGTTGCTTTTGTTAAGTCTTTATCTTGCTGTGTTGATTGCGGAGAAGATAACCCTGTAGTTTTAGAGTACGACCATGTTAGAGGAGAAAAAAGGATGTGTGTTTCTGACATGGCAAGACAGTCCTACTCTATTAAAACTATTCAAACAGAAATAGATAAGTGTGAATTAAGATGTGCAAACTGCCATAGAATAGTAACTTACGAAAGAAGAGAAAATATTAGTAACTTGCAGGAGTTATGCGAGCAGTAAAAAAAAGAAACTATAAGAGAGAGTACAGAAAGTACGGGGCAGGCGGTAAAGCTAAAAAGTATCGTGCACGTTTAAATAAAATAAACAGAAGGAAGGGAAACTACGGTAATAGAGATGGGATGGATGAAGCTCATTACGGGAAAGGCGGTAGAACTAGATTACAATCGCAATCTAAGAACAGAGCAAATAATAGGCCGAAAATAAGAAGAAGCCGTTAGAATTTAATAATAAAATTGATTAAAATGTCAAAGTACCAATGTGATTGCCTCGAGCACGAAGTTGAGTGCAGGAGTGTCGTAATTAAGATGGTTGATGGTAAAGCAATTCACGACGTAAAATGTCCTTGCGGAGAGTATATGAAGTTAGCAAATCCTAAAACAGGAGCACCTGGATTTAGGTCTAATCAATTTGGGCAAACATATTGAGTGTTTTATTAGATATAGAAGAATATGAAGAACCCGCTGTTAAGATTTGTCCCAACGGTACGGAGGGTGAGGTTCTCGAACTCGGTGGGTTACTCATTTGCCTTCCAAAAAGGCCGCCTAAGAAGGAAATTTTCGGACATAAAGAATCAGACTCTATGCAAATGTGGAGAAGGATACCTATGCCGAAGGAATTGTCTCGTATTAAATCTATGGATGAGTGGGGGGAGATGCCAAGGGAATTCAGAGCGAAGTTTCGTCCATATATCGAGGAAGAGTTTAGGCGTAGGCGTGAGGGTTTTTGGTTTTATAACAACGGTACAGCTACATATATTACGGGGAGGCATTACATGATGCTACAGTGGACCAAGCTAGATATTGGTCACCCGTATTTTCTTAACTTTCAACGTGAAATCTTTCTACACATGGCTGCATGCGAAACTGATCCACGTTGCATTGGTCAGCTTTATACTAAGTGCCGTCGTTCTGGGTATACTAATATATGCTCTGCTGTACTTGTTGACGAGGCAACACAAGTTAAAGACAAGCTTATGGGTATACAGTCGAAAACTGGTAAGGATGCTCAGGAGAATATTTTCATGAAGAAGGTAGTGTATATGTTTAGAAACTACCCTTTCTTCTTTAAACCTATACAAGATGGTACAACGAATCCAAGAATGGAGTTAGCTTTTCGTGAACCATCAAAACGTATCACCAAAAAGAACAAGACATCTCAAACTGGTGAGGCACTTAACACAGTTATCAATTGGAAAAACACAACTAATAATGCATACGATGGTGAGAAGCTACACATATTGTATTTAGATGAGGCAGGAAAATGGGAAAAACCAACAGACATAAGAGACGCATGGAGGATTCAGAGGACTTGTTTGATCGTCGGAAGAAAAATCGTAGGAAAAGCTCTCGTAGGAAGCACGGTAAATCCAATGGACAAAGGTGGAAGCCAATACAAGGAGCTTTGGGCGGATTCGGACCCGATTCAGAGGAATGCGAATGGGAGGACTAGATCAGGCCTTTATAGATTATTTATACCAGCACAAGATTCTTTAGAAGGATTTTTTGACATATATGGGTATCCAGTTATTGAAACTCCAGAATCTCCAATAGAAGGTATAGACGGGGAGAATATAATTATAGGTTCTAAAGTATATCTTAAGAACGAAAGAGAGTCGTTAAAAAATGACCCATCTGAACTTAATGAGGTTACAAGACAGTTCCCATTTACAACTGATGAAGCTTTTAGAGATAGTATTGATGGGAGTATATTTAATATAGGTAAGATTTATCAGCAAATAGAATATAATGATGAGCTTTTCCCTAACCCTGTAGTAAAGGGTAATTTTATATGGAAGGAGAAGGATAAAGAAGTAATATTTAGTCCAGACGTACATGGTAGATTTAAGGTGGCATGGATGCCCCCAACAGAAACTAGAAATGTTATTAAGATGGATAGGGGTAAAAGAATTCCTCCATTCCCTAACTTCGGTTGTGGTGGTGTCGATAGTTATGACCTTGACGCTACTGTAGATGGTAGAGGGTCAAAAGGTGCTTTACATCTGTTCAATAAGTTTTCTTTAGATAGACCTTCTAGTATGTTTGTTGTAGAGTATGCTTCTAGACCTGACTTAGCTAAGATATTTTATGAGGATGTTCTAATGGCTGCCTTCTTCTACGGATACCCTATATTAATAGAGAACAATAAATACGGTATAGCTAGATACTTTGAAACTCGTGGTTACGATGGTTATCTTTTAGATAGACCAAAACATTTAAACTCTAGCTCTGCAAGAGTTGCTGTAAAAACAAAGGGTATACCCTCTAACTCTCAGGATGTTATACACGCTCATGCCCAAGCTATAGAAGCGTTCATTCATGATCATGTCGGTGTTAATTACGACTCAGGGGAGATGGGTAAGATGTACTTTAATAATACACTAGAGGATTGGATAGGATTTAAGATAGATAAGAGAACAAAATTTGACCTTACTATAAGTTCTGGATTGGCTCTTCTAGCCGCTCAAAAACCTAAAGAAATAGTAAAAACTGACTTTGCAGCTAAGAAATTTTTTAGAAGATATAAGGTAGTAGGATAATTTATATATTTGCATAATAGAATATTACGCCCCAATGATGTACAATAATAGCTTAAATGAAAAAAAGGGAGGGTTTCCAAACCCTCTTGCGGATGAAAAAACTAAAGGCACTAAGAAATATGGGTTAAGTTTTGCTAAAGCTATTGAAAAGCAGTGGGGTAAGGTTCAAGAATCATACTCTCTTCAGGGTAAAAGAAATAAAATATTTGAAAAGAATAGGGAGTATGCTAACGGAACTCAAAATACTAATATATATAAGCAGTTATTAAGTTCTTTTGACCCAAATAATGGGGACGGTAGTTTATTAAATATGGATTTTACTCCTGTTCCTATTCTACCGAAGTTTGTAAAGATCGTTGTAAATAAAATCTTATCAAGAAACTTATACCCCAATTTAGAAGCTGTAGACCCATTATCTTCTTCTGAGAAGAATGAACAAAAGAAGAAGATAAGATTACAAGTAGAGGCAAAAAAAGAGTTAGTAGACCTTAAAGACCAAACTGGTGTTGTTTTAGATATGGACCCAGATGAAATTCCTGACACTCCAGAAGAGGCGGAAATTTTAATGGAGACCAATATAAAAACTGATGCGGAAGTAGCGGCACAATTAGGCACTGAAGCAACTTTAACTTGGAATCAGTTTAATGATAATATCTTTAGGAGAGCTGTAAACGATTTAGCAGTTCTTGGTACATGTGTTGTAAAACGATCTAATGACCCTAACGAAGGTATTAAAGTAGAGTACGTAGACCCTACTAGATTTATTCATAGTTATAGTGAAGACCCAGGATTAAATGATTTAATATATGCTGGTCATATTAAAACAATAACAATACAGGAGTTAAAGCGTTTATCTGTTAATGAGCTTACAGAGGATGATTTTAATAAAATAGCTAAGAGCGTTCAGGGTAGAAGCGGTAATGATTCGTCTCTATTTAATCAAAGAACCTATGATCAGGGATTAAATAAAACTACTTATGGGTATGATGAGTATATGATTGATGTCTTAGATTTTGAGTTTAAGTCTGTCAATACTATGCATTTTGAGGAAAAGGAAAATCAGTTCGGGAATACTGGTTTCTATTATAAAGGCATGGACTACAATCCACCTAAGTCTAGTGTGTTTGAGCGTAAATCTGTTTGTATGGATATATCTTGCATATATAAAGGTAGCTATGTAATGGGTGCTGATATAGTGTATGGGTATGGAAAGGCGACTAACGTCCCTAAGAATATGCATTC